GTTTATCCAGAGAACGGATAGAGGGAATAATAATAGATAGACCTTTACAAAAATAAAGTAATATCTCGTAAAGAAAATTCCGTAAATTCTATGGATTTCTATGACGGGAAAACAAACCATACAACATAAAAAAAAGCAGTTTCTTGAACTATTAGAGAAGAATACTCTACACATAGGAAACACTTGCAAAGCATTGAATGTTGAGCGGGGTTGGTATTATCGTAATATTGATAAAGACCCAGAGTTTAGAGAGCAATGCGAAGCAGTAAAAGAATCTTTTATTGACACCGTTGAATCTTACCTATTTAAAAACATCCAAAAGGGTGATACTACTTCAATCATATTTTTCTTAAAGACAAGAGCAAAACACAGGGGATATATCGAAAAAGAACAAATCGAGATCAACAAACTTCCTCAAGGTTTTGAAATTAATGAAATATGATGTATTTAAACACCAAAAGAAATTTATATTATCTCATGCTAAATATCCCGCATTGGTTGGTGGTTATGGTTCTGGTAAGACTATTGCATTTTGTTTACGAGCAATAAGGGAATGTGGATTAAATCCAGGAAAGCAGATACTACTTGCTGAACCTGTATATCCAATGGTTAAAGATGTATTGCAACCAACATTAGAAAAAGTATTACAAGATTTAGGATATAATTATAACTATTCTGCATCTGATTTAAAATATAGGGTTTTTTGGGAGAATGGGTGGGCGGACATACTGCTGAGGTCTGCTGAAAATTACCGGAGATGGGCGGGATTAAATCTTGCATCGTTTGGTTTAGATGAAGCGGATTTGCTAAAAGATGATGGTGCTTGGAAGATGGGATTATCCCGGTTACGAGATGGAAATTCTTTAACAGGGTTTGTTAGTACAACTCCAGAGGGATTTGGGTTTGTTTATGAATATTGGGGCAACAATCCAAAAGAGGGTTATGAATTAACATAGGGAAGAACAGAAGATAATAAGTTTCTTCCAGATGAGTTTATTAAAAGTTTAAAACTTAATTATGATAAACGATTAATTAAGGCATATATGAATGGGGAGTTTGTCAATCTACAATATGGACAAACTTATTACATGTTCAACAGGGAGTATAATGTTCAGCGAGTACAGTATGACCCAACATTACCAATCAGAATCGGGATGGACTTCAATGTTTCACCAATGGCAACAGTACTATTCCAACTGCATACTCAATCCCCAAGAATTAGAGTGTTTGATTGTATGGGGTTACGACACGCAGAGGGAGAACTCTTGACTGAACGGGTTGCAAGAACGATTAAAGACAAGTATCCGAACAACCGGTATATTGTATATCCTGATCCATCGGGTATAGCAAGAGGGACATCTTCAAGACGGTCTGACCATCAGATACTTCGAGATGAGGGTTTTGAAGTTAGGGTTGAACGGAGAGCACCGAAAGTAATTGACAGGGTGAACACTATGAACAAACGGTTTGAGGATATGGTAATTGATTCATCTTGTACGGAGTTAATAAAAGATTTTGAGCAAGTAGTAAATCGTGAGGGAACGAGAGATATAGACAAGAGCAATAAAGAACTAACTCATTATTCAGATGGGTTTGGTTATGCAATATGTAAAGAATTACCCATTAATAGTAGAAGTAGAGGGGCAATACAAAGATGATACCAAAATTATCAGATATTCTCGTAAAAGAATCACGGATAAAATCCCAGCAGAAGTACAAAGACCATTGGAGAAATAACCGAAACAAAGCATTACTATATTACTCCGGGAATACAGATAAGTACACAGGGAAATACTTTTCAGAGAATACACTTAATAAGATTCCAATCAGCAATATAAATATTACTAAAAGAATTATAGACCGGGTAAGCATGGTGTATATGAAAGAACCAATCCGAGAAGTAAGCAATGATCATTACTTTGAATATATCAAAGGTAAGAATGAGAAGATGCAACGAGCGGAGAGGATGACTAATCTTTTGGAGTTGATACTTATCAAACCTACATGGAGAAATGGTAAGGTTGAATATGATTTAATATTTGACTTTGAGCCGATATTTGGAGATGATCCACTTAGTCCAATTGGAATATGCTATCCGCTATCAGTCCGTTCACAAGTTAAAGATACAACTCCGGAACTCTGGGCATATTGGGATTTAGAAAATCACTTTGTTTATGATAACAATTCAGAGAAGATTATTAAAAACGACATGAACCCTGATATGATTAACCCGTATGGAATGTTACCGTTTGCATATTCATTCAGAGATGGTATTCCAGAGAATGAATTTCTTGGTGTTAATGCAAGTGATGACCTCGTACAAACCAATGAAATGATTAATGTTGTTGAAACAACTAAGACTGCCAATATAGTCTTTCAATCATTTGGTTATGTTTATGTATCCGGGGAAATGGATAATAAAAGGTTAGAGGTTGGTCCGGACAAAATAACAATGCTTGAACTTGATTCTTCAATGGGTGTTATTAGTCCCCCTAATACTATACAATCAATTGATGAGAGCATCAAAACCAATTACCGTATGTTAGCACAAAACTATCATCTAACAGCAGGATTTGTTGAGGGAACAACTGCTGAAAGTGGTATTGCTCATAAATTGCGAAATCAAGAACTGATGGAAGCGAGAAAGTCAGATGTTGAACGGTGGAGAAATATTGAGAAACACTTATTTGATATTGAAAAAGAAATATTACGGGTTGATGCTGGAATAGATATTGGTATATTAGATGGTGTTGATTTCTCTGAAAGTGTTAATTATCTAACTGAAGATGAACAACAAAAAAGAGATGATTGGGATTTATCAAAAGGATTAATTGATAAAGCAGATATTCTTGTGAGAAGAAACCCAGATTGGACAAGAGAAGATGCACAACAATATTTAGTAGATAGGCGAAAGACAGAAGTAACAATTAAAAAAGAATCAGATACACAGGAGAATATTTTTAAACTTGGCAGACAAGATACACAAATATCTGGATAAGATTGACGAACTCAAAGAGGAAGTTAATAGGCAGAGTGAATCAATATTAGATAAGGTTGATTTAACCAACTTATTGTCTAATCCTATTGAATATCTGAAAGAATTAGGAAAACAATTCTTTGAAGCACATACTGACGAACTTCAAAAGGCAATAGATGCTGGTGAAGATAAAGCAAAAGAGGTGTTGAATGAAATTGAAAAAGATTGAAACATGGGATACTACTCCAAATTTAGACCTCTCTAAACAAGTAAATCGAATTGCAGATATAATTGTTAAAGACATAAAAGATGGTATTACAAAGCATTCCAGAGATATACACGATAAGCCATTTGAGCCAATATCAGCAGAATGGGCAAAGGAAAAAGGTCATTCCAAACCATTACTGCATAAAGGAAAGATGAAAGAGGTGTATGTTAAAAACCGAGCCACAAAGACAAACAACAACGCACTGATATCAATCAACAAAAGAGATAGACAAATCCCATCAAGAGTACATAATGAGGGAATGCGACCACATGAGAAAAGAGAATGGTTTGGTGTAAGTAAACGAGCAGAAGCAAAAGCAGATAAGTATATTAATTTAGAGATAGCAAGGTTGATGAAAAAATGAGTAGTACTTATGAAGATATGAGCATTCTGATTAGTGCAAATATAGATGCAACTGCAATGCGTACTGCAATAGACCTTGAAACATTAGTTTTATCAATGAAGCAATCAGGAGCAAGTGAAGCAGTAATAATGCAGACTTTATTGAATGACTTAAATGTTGGAGGTCGTATCTTTGGACAATTTAAAAACGGAGTTAAAAACACAACCCGCTCTGGAATATTAGGTGCTGGAAATCTTGCATCTCGTAAAACATACGAAGATGCTGGAATTAAAGATTTTAAATGGGTAACAGTATCTGAAAATCCATGTCCGGATTGTGAAGATAGGCATGGAGAAGTTGGTTCATTAGAATATTTTGAAGCAATAGGAACTCCAAGAAGTGGGTTCTCTGTATGTGGAACTAATTGCCAATGCCAATTAGAACCTGTTGCATATAAAGGAGTGAATCTCAATAAGCCATTGATAAGGGAGAAGATGCCTATAGATGTTCCAAAGATGGCAGGGAAACACAAAACAGTCGCAGATGCTCAAAAGTG